TCTCGAGGCCCCATTCCATCAGATAATCACCAACGCTGGTATCAAGGTAGACGATGTATTAAACGAAGTCATCGGACATAAAGAACGCGGATACGGTTTTAACGTCAAGACACGCACGTATGGCAATATGATGCGCCAAGGGGTGGTTGACCCTGCCAAGGTCACTAAAAGTGCCTTACGCAACGCGGTTGCCGTAGCTACCACCATACTTTCTACCAACGCTATCATCACTTCAGCCCGTACGTATGAGGAAGCTAGTAAATGATTGGTTGAACGATATCGGTGAGGAGTCTCTCTTTGCGGACGGATTTGACGATGCAATTATCGGTTTGTCGTATGACCCGCTTGCGGGTGCTTACCGTGTATGTTACAGCATAGAAAGGTGCCACGAGTGCTTAGTGAAGGACGGTGATATGTCGCTTGACGAAGCCATCGAGTTTTTTGAGTATAACGTCATAGGTTCTTATATGGGGCCTGAGACACCAATCTTTGTGATATGAAGCCAATCAATAAATATATTGTCATAGACCCTATCGATGAGCAGTTGGTTTCCTCGTCGGGCCTGATACTTTCTACGGAAGACGCTAAGGCATTCCGTTACAAGAAAGCCAATGTGGTAGAGTCTGGTACTCAAGTAGATACGATACATAAAGGCGACGTCATCTACTACGACAAGAACGCTGGTCACTCTATGATGATAGGCGACTCTACATACACCATCATTCTTGAGAGGGACGTTGTTGTTGTCGTATAGACTGGTTAATTTTCTTAATGTAGTTACGATATACCACATCGGTATATGGTGCGCTCTTTTTGAACATAGGGTTAGCTGACTGCGTTTCTGCAAATTCTTGCCCGTTGAGTTTATTGTATACGGCATTGAGCATTGCTCGCCCTTTGTATGACAGTTCGTATAGGGCTTTCTGGTTGCCTTTACGTTTTCGAAATACGTGTATCCATCCGTCTCTCAGGAGGTCAGAGAATCGTTTCTTATTCCAGCTCATCAGCTGGTTATATTCATCGAAGGTGTCTTTGGTGAAGTACGATTCGGAGTATAGGAAGAGAAGCATCTCTAGCTCTACGGTTCCGAGTCCGTAGTTTGATTTTACCCACCTACGTATTACGCGCCAGTACTTTAGGTAGTCGTTGGGTGGCTCTGTGCGGCTGTACCGCTTGCGAATATTCTTGTGAATCTTCATTAAATTTAATTTGTAACTTTGGTCAAAGTTATAAGTTATGGCTGGACGCACTAAAAAAACTGGCAATAAGATATGCCCTGCTGGAATCGCTTGGGCTAAGCGGACCTTTGACCGCTACCCTTCGGCTTATGCTAATATGGCTGCGAGCAAATATTGCAAAGACCCTAACTACGCAAAAAAAAGTAAGAAGTAATGCCTACAGTAAAGTACAAGTGTGGAGACACGGGAAAGATGAAGACTAAGGTGTTTCCTTATAACGCAGTCGGTAAAGCTCAGGCCTCTACCTTTGCGAGCACTATGGGTGGTTCCGTAAAGAACAATCCTGGATATGGAATGGAAAAGAAGATGAAATCCTCTTATTAATTTTAAAAAATAATAGCTATGGCTAATAAAAGAACAGTCGTTAAGACTAAAGCCGCTAACAGCAAGAGTAAAGTTGTTACCCGTAAAAAGAAGGATGGAAGTATTGTTACTAAATCACGCAAAGCGTCAACCTCTGCTGACGGAAAAAGAAAAGTAACTAAATCCCGTTCTGTAGTTGATAAAAAGAATAAAGAACATTATATTGGAGGAAAGCCTCAAAAAACTAATTTTTCTAGAACAGTAGTAAGGGAGGATGCAGGACCCAAGGGTAAGTACAAGTCTAAAACAGTTACCAAAAAGGGGTCTCGTAATGACGGAACAGGAAATGAAGCTGTCTCCACTAAAAAAGTAACTCGTAGAAAGTTGCCAAGCACTTTCAAGAGCACCGAAAAGTCTCAATCGGTAAAAGGTAATGGAGCTGCACGTATTAAAGGGACGCGAATTAGTGGGAGTTCAAGTAGTTCAAAGACCCGTAAATCTATTAAGCACGCTTTAAATATGGGACAATTTAAAAAGAAAAAGTAAGTAATGGGCGAGCTAAAGAAATGGCGCGACCAGAAATGGGTTCGTATTGGGACGGACGGTTCTATCCTTGGTGCTTGCGGCACGAGTAAGGATAAGAAGAACCCTGACCGATGTCTGCCGTTGTCTAAGGCTAAGTCTATGAGTAAGTCGGAGCGAGCTTCTACGGCTCGTAAGAAAAAAAAGAAAGGCGGCAGCAAGAAGCAGTTTGTATCCAATACGGCTGCTGGTCGTGTAACCAATAGTTGATATGGCGAATAAGAGCAAGATGAAATGTAACAGCCCTACTCGGTCGGACCGAGCGGGCAAGAAGATGATGGTTAAGGCTTGCTCTGGAGGCCAGGAGAAGCTCATCCACTTCGGTGCTAAGGGTTACGGTCATAACTACTCTGCTGCTGCGCGTAAGAGCTTTAAAGCTCGTCATAAGTGCGGTACCGCTACGAATAAACTAACGGCTAGGTACTGGGCCTGTAAAAAGCTGTGGGCTGGCAAGGGCGGTTCTAAGAAGAGTTCTCCGTCCAGCAGGCGTGGAAAATATTAATTACATTTGTAAAAACAGAAGACTATGCCTTCACGTTCTCGCCCTTCGAAGGGTCTTGGCGATACAGTTGAGAAGTTTACCAAAGCAACAGGTATCAAGCAGGTAGTGGAGAAAGTCTCCCAAGCTACAGGCACAGATTGTGGCTGCGGCCAACGCCGTGACACGTTAAACAGAATCTTCCCATACGATAAATAATTATGGCATATCAAAAATTACAGGTAGGGCTAGGCATTAAGGTTATTCCTAGCGACACTATCAACATACCCAACGTCTCTGGTCCGACCGAGAGTGGTTCAGCTACAGCTACAACTACTAATAAACTAACCGACAGTACAGCTTCTTTCACTAATAATCTAGTGGGGTATATCGTTTATAACACAACTGACAATACGGTAGCTACCGTCACTGCGGTTGACAGCGATACAGAGCTTAGCTTGAGTGCTAATATTATGGCTAACGGTGAGGACTATACTTTATACGCTGATAACAACGCGGGTTGCGTCCTTTATGTAGGCAATGCTGCGGCAGATGCCGACACATTTAATGTATCAGTAGTTACCAGCTCTGGAAGTGAACTTACATTTTCTGGGCTTCAATCGGGTTCTTTTATTCCTGTTCAAGTAAAACAGGTAAAAGCCTCAGGAACAGGCGCAAACTCAACGGGTACGTTAGAACTAGTAGCACTCTGGTAATATGAGCGGAACAGGGATAGTAATAGGCAACTTTGTAGGAAGTGCAACGGGTGGGGGCGCTGGGAGTTCAACTCCGCCTATAACCCCTGGGTTTAACCCGCTCATTTTTCGGATAGACACGAATTATATTGTAGGCTCTAATGACTACACTTTAGGTGTAGACCCAAACGGAACCTATGACTTCACTGTTAATTGGGGTGACGGTCAGTCTGATGTAATAACGTCACCGACCCAACCTGAGATAACGCATTCTTATTCGGGCGCTTCACCTCGCACAATAAGTATCACTCCCAATCAAGCATACAGTGTAGACCACTGGTCATTTGGCAGAAGGTCTTCATCTATTGCAGCCGAAGCCCTTACTGATATATTTTCTTTTGGAGATATCAAGTTCTACGCGAACGAAGATATATTTAATAACTGTGTGAATTTTAACACAGTTGCCAATAGGGCTGGCGTTCCTAATTTCCAAAATAGAGATATAATAGATGGTTTCTTTTTTAGGAATGACAGCTTAGGGACAACTATAGAGCCTGACTTTAGTGGGTGGGGTACCTTTACTGGCACTGGTCTTCAGTTTATGCGCGGTATTAACGTATTACCTTTTAGCTCATCAAGGGTAAATGTAAATTTTTCTTTTACCCCTACTTCTTTACAAGAAGCTTTTTTTAATCAAATATTATTTAACTCTCCTCTTTCGAATTGGACAGTATCTTCCTGTGATAACTTCAATCAGACATTTGCTTTTGCTACTGCATTTAATCGTCCTTTAAATTGGACCTTTAGCACAGATGTTTCTGTTGATATATCTGCGTTTCAAATGTTTAAGGATGCGCTTGCATTCAATCAAGACATAAGCTCTTGGAACACATCTCGCTTTACAGATACGTCGAGTATGTTTCAAAGCGGTACCCCTTCTGCATTCAATCAAGACATAAGCTCTTGGAATACAGACTCTATTACGAACGCAAGTTCTATGTTTAGGGGGGCTCCCGCTTTTACCTCTAATTTATCTAATTGGTTTAGCTCAGGGTCATTGGTTAACACCGCTTCTTTTACAGGAGGTGTTAATGGTATATTTTACGACGCTGTTTCTTTTGACGGAGATGTAGATGGGTGGGACACAAGCAACCTTACTTGTTTAATAGATTCGTTTAGGGGCACTACATCGTTTAACAAGTCTTTATCTACTTGGGATGTAGGCAACGTTTTGTTTTTTATTGACTGCTTTAAAGACGCAAAACTTTTTACAGGACTAGGTCTCCCTGGATGGAATACTTCTTCTGCGATTAGTTTTTCAGGTATGTTCAATGGGGCGTCTGCCTTCAATCAAGACCTTTCAAGTTGGGACATATCTAGCCTAACTAGTGCGGCTGATATGTTGACTGGCACGGCTATCAGTCAATCAAACTGGGACAGCCTTTTAATTGGATGGGCTACTCAAGCGCCGAACATTCAAAATAACGTAACCTTAAGTGACATACCTGTCATCCATAGTGCGGGAAAACCTAAGGATGCCTATGATAGGCTAGTATCAGCTCCATATAACTGGACTATTACCGACCTTGGTGGTGCCGCTCCACCTCCGTCATTCTCATTCACTATAGATACTACGTCTACTGAGGCTGGAAGCAGCGCAGCTAACCAGTATCGTTTGCCGTTGATGTCTACGGGTACGTATGATTTTTATGTCAACTGGGGCGACGGGACACTAGGTGACCAAATTACTACTTGG